AGCATACTCAAGATATGTCTCCGTGTCTTCTAACCATCCTCTCTTGAAGAATTCATTCTTATCTGGAAACTTTTCACTGACTAACTTCTTTTCTCCTAGTACAGTTTCTGCCACGTAGTCCAAAGCCATAGAGGGCAACGTGCCTTTCTGTGCATCGTTCCATTGACGTTCAAATGCCAAGTCCAATGGAAAACAGATTCTACCCTTGACTGGTTGGTATATAGGACTCCAGTTCTCTATTCTCTTACTGTATGTCGGTACTTTCTCCTTCCAACCTATGCCGTCTATCTCTTGAAACGGAGATAGAAAGCGTGGGTCTATCTTATGATGAACTAAACGTTGCAATAGTTTTGGCATATCGAACTTCCAACCGAACCAAGATAACAACATGTCCGGGTCTTTGTCCATAACATATTTCAGAAACTCTTCCAACATACCCTGTTCATCCTCAAAGAACCTGTGGTCATTGTTCGCCTCATCCAGACCATCTGTTGGTATGAACTCCGCTTCATCTGGAAACCAACCGAATGTGGTATACTGTTTGTCGAAACTATCGTATGCCACGATACATGTGATTGCATCATCATACTCTCCACCTTGCATCCATTCCATATCCCAATACATCTTACGCATCTCATACTCCGGCATGTCTTGAATTTCATCAACGGCGTAGCGATAATGGAAAGGTACATCGCCTTCATAGGTATTGAAACCATAACTAGTCATTCTCTCAGCAATCCTTCTTGTGTATTCGGGCCTACTTGGTTTCCAAGTGACCTTCATCAGATTATCTCCATGCAATGATACGGCATCTGTTTTCTCAAACTGAATCTTGACATTCACACTACCAAAATTATCTTTGATGTACATCTTGGAGTACCTCTCAAAGTCAACAGACTCCCAATCATTGGAGGTTGTCTCTGACTTAGCCCAACTATTTGGTTTTGTAATGGTCATGCCAATATAGAAGTAGGGTTGAAACTCATTAAACGATATGTACTTTCTCTCTAACTTACCATTCTTTCTATACGATATTCCTAATCCCTTGTCTATCTTACTTATTATCATCCTATCCCTCTATGAAAGGTGCTTTCACTAGTAATTCATTGTCGTTGTAGAATACGATTGGTGCATCATCTCTCATACACACATTCAATGCTACTGCGGGGTTGAAGAAATCAAGAAACGGTCCACTGAATTCCACAATAGCAGACTCACCTTCTGACTCCACTATTCCTACACTAGCAGAGAAACCTTCTGTTGCCGACTTGCTCGTTGAGATTACAAGATTCTCTCTTGAAGAATCATAGTCAAACTTGTATCGGCCAATGTCAATTATCTTGCAACCCTTTACTACAGGCTCTACTAACAATGGTAGTATCTGTAGTTTAGTTGTCAGTTCTGTCTTACCTACTACCACCTTGTCTGAGATAGACATATTCTGTATTTGATTGATGGCGGCAGGTAAAGGGTGATTCATCATTAATGGCATCTTGGCTAACCCACTAGGTCCACCTATCTCTAGGTAATCCCCTGCTTCGATATCTAGCAAAGTATCCTTACTGAATCCATTTAGGTTCGCAATTAACTTGTCAATCTCAACCACGATGTCTCCCGGTTTGTTTACTATTACTGTCTTGTCATGTGACTCAATATCTATTCTACACATAGCAAAATGGTTGGCGTTGCATAGGCGCACCCCGTTAGAGGATGCACCTATTGCAACATGGTTTCCCATAGACTCATTCTTAGTTGAGCCGCCTGTGTAGTATTTGCCCTTTACTTTCACTTTCTTCAACGCTTCTATCAATTTCGTGTTTATTATTTGTATATTCATTTTCATCACGTTTTCCTTTGTTCTACTTTAGTTCTCCAGTCTTCAATTCTGGTATGCCAAACCATTCATTGTCATCTAGAGTTTCCTCACCAGAGTAGTTCTTTACTCTGAACACTACCCATTCCTTTCCAACAAGAGAAGGATTAGTCTTGCAAGCCTTTAGCCGTGCAACAAACTCAGTGTAGTTTCCCTTCTTTAGTTCATGTATCTCAATCATCTGATACATGTGTTGTGGTACTGTCTTGTACCAATCCGGTTCAAACCCTATGGGTACTGGTACTGCTATTCCCTCATAGATTGGTTTCATGTGTGTTACGAAATACACATCACATTGTAGTGAGTAGAACGGATTCACTACCCTGTCATGTACTTGGTTTCGTATTCTCCAATCTAGAGTTGACGGAGGTTTCATGCTATCTGTATCCATGATAACTTGTCCTTTCTTTCTAGCACCTTTCACCAGATGTTCTCTGAACACATCAGACGATGCATCCCTAACCTTGTCTACACCATCTAGCACAACAGCCTTGACGATGCCCTCAGAAACCATCTCCCTAGTTTCTTCCATCCATGCGTTGCAATTCAAGAAAGCCTCTTCCCAATCAATAGTACCATCTACACGATAGCAATCTTCCTGTGGAACATAGATTTCTATGTTGGGGTCTTTCTCCCATGCTGTATGCCATGTCGGTGTCGAACCGTCATCCAAGTCCAAGATACGAACTTTCATTCCCTTCTTGATTTCCTCTTCGGTTCTACAATCCATAGCAACCCCAGATTTGCCAGTCTTAGGGTTTCCTGCAATGGAGCATCTGAGAAACGCTCTGTCTTGTGCTAACCTATTTGCTACCTGTTCTCTTATTTTCTGTCTTCTCTCTTCATAAGACATCTTAGGTAGTGCATCTGTATTCTCTTCATTCTTACTTGCCCAACTCATGCTTCCTCACCATAGTATACTTCATCATTACCACACGTTTTCAATAGCCTGTTCAATTCATCATGGTCAACCTTCAACCTAACTTCTTTACCAGACATAGTGTGTAGTTTTGCCCAATACTCACCAGTCTCAATGTTCTTCTTCCAAGTTACAAAATCCACATTCGTAGATGGGATTGAGTAACTGCCCCCATGTATGACAGCGTGTTTGTACCCGCTACCAACAGAAACTCGGAAGGTAGAGTAATATCCCTTACCTTCACTCATCACAATCACACCCAGTTTGCGTTATCCTCAACAGGTGCTTCTGCCGTAGGAGGGCCACCTCTCTTGTCCAGAACACATAGTCCAGTAACATTGATTGAAACTGGTCTTAGGTTTCCTGATTCATCAGTGCCTTGTGATGTTCTTCCCACTACGATTACATTGCTTCCTATGCCGAAATCAATGTCAATGTTCTCAGGAACCCAACAAGTGGTTATTCCACCATCATCTACGAAGTCAGCATTCAGGTCACTGAGATTCAGTATTCTGTTTCCATTCTTAGTAGCCTTCATGTTGATGCTAGTCGCAGTACCGTCAGTGAAGACGAACCTATCGTTGTACGTCTTATCATTCACCTTCTGATGATATCTCTCTAGGTCAACCAGAGGACTGTAGTTATCCTCAGACCTACTCATTATCTCATCCTGTACGGAGAGAGCAGACACATCTACCTTCTTCTCATCGTCATCAGACAAATCTTCATTGTATACGAGTGACATCATAGTCTTATCAGTAGCACCGTGAATCCTTGTAGCATCGGTTGAGTTTAGTATGCATGTGAAATGCACATACTCAAAGGTCTTTGGAGTGAAGTTCACTACATGCTCACCCTTGTAGTTGAAGAAGTACTTACCTAGCACTCCATCTACCTCCCCAATGAACACACCACTTCTTCTAAACTCAGATGCAGGTAGGGGCTTACCGAAGTTTGGATTCGGTCTTGGGCCGTAGTTCTCAGTGGTATCTACTGGAACTAGGAACTGTCCATTGTCCAACTCTACATTGTTAGAAGGTAGTGCCTCGATTACACCGACTAGTTCAGTCATTGCATCGGACTCCGATGTCTTACCCATTCTTCTCATCTCAAAACCATCTGCATGATTAGAGATTATAGCAACCTTACCGAGATTGTAAGTAGTCTCTGAGTCTCTCTTGTACTCATTGACAATCCTTTCTCTTTGGATAGCCATCATATCCCTAGCATCGTCTAGAGATATGAAGAAACCAAAGGCATTCTTGAACAGTGAGTTACCAGACGAGGAAGAACCCTCGTTGTCACTCTTCTGTACAACCCTAACACTTGCATACCATTGCCTAAACAATCCTCTTGCAAGCAGTTGTTCCTTTGGTAACTCCAGTCCATTAGTGTCAACTATCTCGTTCCACTTCTTTTCTATGTCACCCATATCCATACTCAGCAATTCTGCCGCTTTTTCCAACTCATTCATT